CCACACTTTTTGCCCATACCCGTATCTGCCACGGGGGGTCAATTTAATTCTGTGCGTTTTTTCCTTTAGATGAATTGCAAACGCGACAAAGCACTTGGATATTTTGCAATTCGTTTCTGCCACCATTTTTCAAACTAATTATGTGATCCGCCGTCAGGTCTTGAGTGCTATGGCATAGCCGACAAAATGGTTGCAACTGCCGAGCGAGCTTAGATAACTTCTGCCATTTGTAATCATAGCCTCGCGCTGTTCGTGATGGGCGCAGTGCTTCTCGTTTGCGTTTGCATTCTAAGCAGAGATGAGAGTTGCGAACTATTGTTCCGCATTGTGAGCAAGGTCTAGGAAGTAATGCCATCGTGTTTCACTAAGTATTCTATTGCCATCGCTAGGCGGGTGGGTGAGTCTTTGAAGAATCCAAGACCCTTGTTGCAATATGAACAAACAATTCCTCGCACAATAAGTGTGTCGTGATTGTGGTCAATGATTAACTTATCATTGCTTTCTTCAGCAGTGATTCCACATATCGCACAACAGTTATTCTGCTTCTGTAATAGTTCGTCATAATGTTGCTGTGCTTCTCGCACAAACTTTCTATGAATCTGTCTGCAATGTTTGCAGATGTTGTGTCTTTTGTTTAATGCTTTGTTAGTGAATCGAAACTCTGTTAAAGGATAATCTGTTCCACACTTACGACACACACGCGATTCATTCGGCTTCCTCATCATCATCTTCTTCTTCATCCGTTCCGAAGCTCGCAAGACGATCCTCAGTTGGAAGAGAGAGATAACATTGCAGAGTTGCTGCGACTGCTCTATTCAATAACGATTCAATTGCATCGAATGAAAGATTTTGGTCTGTTATCAATTCGGACTCAACATCACCAATGCTTATCGAGATATTTAACATTGTAGCTCCAAGCGCATATCAAGCAAATCATCTATGAACTCGTCAACAATATCGCGTTGGCGTTGGGTGTAGTGAGGAAGGTTGCGTGCCTTGGTAGCGTGACCAAGGGCTTCATCGATTTCGTGGATGGATTGTTCCGAGATAGGGAACTCTGATAACGAAAGTGTAGCAGAGAACCTTGACAACATTCTAGGCATTTTGTTGCCTCACTTTCATTAGGGCTTGCAGGTCGTAAGTAGAACCGCGTTTCTCAATTCCAAACTTCTTAACTGCTCGATAAACCTCTCGCTCTGTCATTTGTAGCCAAGCAGCAATCGCCTCGATGTCGAGAAAGAATCTGCGATTCGGGTTGCTCATTGCTAGTGCCACCAATCTCAAGACCGACCAACTTTGTTTGCATCCAAAGCAACTGACATCTTGTGACATTTGTTCGACATCAATGACAACAAAACGATTGCAGTCATCAGTCGGACAAGGAATCCTTCTTGCCTGTTCTTTGAACTTTTTGGCGGCTGCACGACCCCTAGCGTGTAGCCCCCAAACTTCCCCTGCGAAGTCTAACGCCCACGGCTGAGTCAATGTCCAAGAAAGGTGGGCAATGTGGAACTCACAAGTTGCCAGGACTTCAAGGTCAGTGGTCGGCTCCCTCTTAACTAAGGCAGGCGGTGTCAACTGCCGGTCGCGCCTGATTATCTCTTCCCATCCGTGAAGGATGGCAAGAAGGTCAGTTGCCATTGAGAAGTCCAAGGCATTGACATTGATACCGATAGAGCGTTCGGCGCTGACCGCGCCACTGCCGGTGCGTGATGGCTCAAGGTAGAAGCCTGCCTCGAACTGCAACTGTGGCAGCTCCTTGAAAATGGCCCTAAGGCGACCGAAGCAACTGCGACACTCGCCTTGCACTTCATTCTTACAGACTAGACATTGCATCAGAACGGCCTTTCCACATAGTCAAGCTCTTTCCAATAGTTCGGCGGTATCACTTCAAAGAGTTTGTAGGATGAGCAGTGATGCTCTCCCAAGATGACTGACCTCTTGGTCTTGCCCCACTTGATTCTGTTGGCACTTCTCTCAACCGCCTCAAAGGACACCTTGGTCTTGTGGCACTCAAAGGTCATCAGGTTGTTGATCCGTTTGATTATCTCTTCCTCAATGGTCAAGACAGGAGTATCAAGTCGGCGGGCAAAGCCAGCCCAACTTATCCCCGCCCAAATGAGGCTGCCACACCTTGAGCAATTTATAGGCTTGAAATCTTGATTCATCTGTTCCTTCTCGCTGCTGAACCGAACCGAACCTGAACCCCTCTAAAGAGGGGGTTCAGAGGTTCGGTTAGTCGGTGCTTTTGTGACTTTTTATAGGTTCGGTTAGGTTCAGTCAGGTTCAGTTGGACATTCACGACTCAGGTGTCCAAGTCTTAACATCGTGAGCCAAAAAGGTGTTTCGGTGAGAGTAAAGATTCTTCTGACCTGATTGCCTAATTGTCACCGCCCCTTGAGCTACTAGCGAGTCAAGAGCAACTCTGACCATATCGCTGCCCATTCCTATACCCTCATCTCGAAGTCGCTTCTTGATGTCATTAAAGTTCATCTCGTAGCCGTGCTTCTCAAGGAAGTTAGAAATCTGCTCCATTCGTTGATCCGCGTTGCTCGTGACAATCGCGCCACCCGATATGGACACAGAAATCCCACCATCAGGAAGGCTTCGTAGGTTGGCAACGCCGACCGTCTTGGCATCGGGGCAGATGGCACGGACAAAGCCAGGCCTATCCTTGGTGCAAGTTATATCAAGGGCTCCGTCAATGCCTCTGCCAAATGGCATCGCCACCGACACGGCAAAGGCCGCGCCGTCAATGTCAGCTCTCTTGGCTTGGGCTCCGATGGCATAGTTGCCTCGGTTGTCCTTTGATTTTGTGACATGGTCGATGGTGAGAATGCCAGCGCCACCGATCCTCAAGGGCTTCAAAATTGTCTGTGAGAAGAAGGTTGCATCCTTATTCTTCTCTAAATCTAAGCCCATCAGGTTCATCGCGGCATTGACACCATCAACGACAATGAGGCTCGGTAGGTAGGCCATAATCTCAGTCTTCATCAATTCGCCAACACCTGCTTCGAGTTTTGAGTCAGGGTTTGCATACCTAAAGAACTTGAACTTATCTGTTGGCACCTTCATTGTCTTTAGGCGATTGAGAATGCCTCTTGCCGAGTCTTCAAAGTCTAAATAGAAGACGATGTTGTTCTTAGCAAGTTCTTGCCTGATTGCTTCCAATGCGAGCCAAGTCTTACCACTTTCAGATTCACCGAAGAGGGCATTTATCTTGCCTGCATAGATTAGACAGTTCCCATCCTCTCGTCTAAGCATTGATGGCGCAGGCTCATCTTCTAGTTCTAACTCTTGAATCTGTTTTGGTATCCAAGAAGACTCAAAAGGTTGACCTTCTTCATCGTGGAGTTGAACTAAGGCAGGTGAGTGAACTTCTAAGGTCTGAAGTTCTTTTCTTGCCTCGCCGTAGCCTTGCTCACGCAGAGCCTTGGCAGAGGCGGTGAAGTTGCCTTGGTGTTCAACGATAGTGAAGACTGCAAACTTGCTATAACTTCTCTCAGCTTCAAATTGTGTGCTACTTGAAAAGACATAGAACTTGTCATTGCCGGCGTGATTTGTGGTCGCGCTTATGCCTTCAGACTTGCCTGGTCTTCTCCAAGAGGTCACACCTGCCTTGTTGGTATAGACCTTTTTCCAACCTAAAGGCTCAAGTATCTGCTCCCAAGTGACTTTGGCGTTGTAATCATCACCAGGAGTTAAATTGACACCTTTTGGCGCAAGTTCTTCGGTGACAAACTCGACCTTGGGAACTGAATCAAAGGTTTCAAATAATTTGTGTAGTTGGTCGCGCTCGGCCACCGTCAGTGTCGGGATGCTATTGGCACCGCCAACCAACATCTTCCACGCTCCGCCCGAAGGATGGCAAGAGCCTGCCGATGGCGCGACAATGACAAAGCCGCCTTCGCCTCTTGTTTCGGCTAGGACATCAATCCCGCCATTTTCTCCTGGCCTTCTTGCAAGTTTGGTGTTGCCAGGCACAATTCCGTCAATGCGATAGAGCCAATGAATCCCGCCTGATGGAGTCATCTCCACATAGCCGTTGTTTATCCGATCCCATACATTGCCAAGGCCTGCATTATTTGCCATCTCTTTTAAGTCAAGGTGCATCTTGTCGGCAACTGCTCTTCCTTCTAGCTCTAGCATCTCAAGATTGCCACTGACTTTTCCGCAGATGACACCGACACCTTCGGCGTTTGCAAACCAAGAAAGTAATTCTTGCGGGCTTGGCAGGCGTTCTTGATACAACTTCCAATTTGCAAGTGCAGGCCTCTTAGAACCATCAGTTGCAACCGGCACCGCACAGATGCCATTGGCAGCGAACTCAAGTCCTGTTCGTAAGATTTCCCCCGTCATTGTCATATTAAATTGACCACCATCCCCTAATCGTTCCCCCTAGTGGGCAGATGTTCCAATCTGCCTTGCCATCTCTTATCCATTGCTTATGAAGTTCTATTTGAAACTCAAAATCTGTTTCGTGAGTGTCACGCCCGCAGTCAGGACATATTGGAACTCCAATGGTTTCGAAGATGTGGCGACAAGGCTTCTCTTCCTTCAACTGTTGATGGGTCATTATTCACCTCTAAATATCCTTCGAGCTTTAACTGTTCGACAATTGCAAGACCCATCTGAAAAGGTGTATCAGGCAAGGCCATTTCATATAACCGCCACAAGATATTAGCGATGGCACCTTCAGGCGAGTGGCGGCTCATAGCAAGAACCCCTCATTATCACTTACTGCAAACTCAATTCTTGCCTTAGCAATTGGCAAATACTCATCGGTCATTTCAACTCCGATAAACTTAAATCCTTCATACATCGCAGCCTTGCCGGTTGAACCTGAGCCCATAAACAGATCAAGGACAATTCCGTTCGGCGGTGTGATTAGTCGGCATAAGTAGCGCATTAAGTCTGTTGGCTTAACTGTTGGGTGATGGTTTTGTCCTGCTGCTTTGATAGAAACATAAGCTCCGCCAACTTCGGTCAAGCCACCGACACCTAAAGTTTGTTTTACCTCAAACCCATCAAGCCCCTCATTCCTGTCGCGCTTGCTTGCCTTGGCGCAGTAAAAGAAGCGGGCGGCGCTGCCGAATCCGTCTTTTTCGCCTTGACCAAAGTATTCAGATTTTCCGCCACCAAATTCGCCATAACCTGTCACTTTTGTTTTTGACCAATGACCACCACCTGCTTTGTCTGGAAACAACGCCACAACCTCGTCACTGCCATCGTGAATGACATTGGCAGGCCAACGGCCTAGTTCTTTCAGTTTTGCAAGAGCCGCTTGTTGTCCAGGCGATTCCAAAACTCGCGCCTTGTATTCCTCATCGGTTTCGTCATTCAATTGTGTAGCAAGTTTCTGAATCGGCCTGCCAACTAATCCATCAAAGTTATCACCACTTGCAACCCTCGCACCATCAATGTTCAACCCGCCGGTGCCATAGGTCAGCACATTGGCGGCGACAGTGCCCGTGAGAGGCTTGCGAGCTAAGACCATCGGTTCGTGAGCAGGCTTTAGTGCCGTTCCCCAACCTTCCCATTGCTTGGCTTCATCCGTTGTTGCCTTAGTTATGTAATCTGTTTTTCCAACTGTTCCTGATTCATACAAAGTGTTGTCTTTAGTTGCATTTTCTCTTGAATTAGGATTACGACCAAGAACTTCTCGCTCTGCGCCAGCCTGCTTGTCAATTGCCTTGCTGACATCGTGCGACTTAGGAAAGCCACTGCCATAAATCCACATTATTTGGTCGCGTATCTCAAAGCCTGCATCCTCGATGGCGACCGCCATTCTGTGATAGGTGCGAGAGCCTGAGAAGGCAATGAGATGACCGCCAGGCTTTAACACTCTCAGCGCCTCGCGCCAAGTCGCAGGATCAAAGGCAACGCCGCTTGCATCCCAACTCTTGCCCATAAAGCCAAGCTCATACGGCGGGTCGGTGACAATGGCATCAACACTATTTTCTGCCAAGGTCGGCAGGATTTGCCTGTTGTCGCCGTGATAAATTGCGAATTGCTCCGTGCTTGCGTAAAGCATTTACTCCCCTAACTTAAATTGTCGAGTGCAGTGGCAGGAATCGAACCTGCCGATGAATGACCCCGTATCTCATCGCTCCCAAGCACTGCTTGGTTGCCCGTGGAAAGGTAGGACACAGGCAACCTTATGATGCAAGACGGTGACGGAAGGAAAACCGCCTTGCTTTCACATTTATAGTGGCTTTGCTCCAAGTTGTGCGAGCAGAGCTGCAACTTCAGGTGTTAGACCCGCAGTTGGATTTGCAACCGATGCCACCGGCGCAGCCGCCGCCGCCGCCACAGGCGCAGGCGTTGCCGCAAGATAAGCATTTGCCTTTGCAATTGCTGTTGCATCGCTTGTGGCATCTAGCAGAATCCACGGCGCGCTCTTGCCAGGCTTGGCAGGGCCTTGGCCGATGCGGGCAAGAACCTTCTGATTTAGTTTTGTCTTTAGCGCATTGCGTAGGGCGACATTGAACCAAAGCAGCGAGTTGTGCGCGGTATTGGTGTCAAGATCATAGACATTGACTTCGACTGCCTCGGCAATGCCGTGGACAGTTTGAATCCCTGTCTTGTATTCAGTAGGTGTGATTATGAGCAAGTGATTGGCAAGGTCTGCCACTTTCACTGACTCGCTTTGATTTCCTGGTGATGCGAAGGTCATTCCCCCGACTCCTTTTCTATTTTGTTTGCTTCATCTTCTTCGTTGTTTTTTACTATGTCATTGATTGTCACTTCAATGTCGTTTTCATCAGCTTCTTCAGTTGTTTCAATCCAACAGTAGGCAACAGAGCCACCGCGCATTCCAATCAGCCAAGCGACAGAATTGAGGATTCTTGCTTCCCAATGCTTCATTGGGCTAATTACGAGTCGCGGTTTCACCTGAGCATCCTTTCGAGAGGTCTTTTGAGTAAGGCAAAAAGTAAGGACAATAGTTGCAGAGGCGATTTGGTGCTGATGGAATCATCTCCCACATTGCAGGATTTGTTTCCACATCGACCTGAGCAAGTAGAGCGTGGATGTTATCCATTCGCTCTAAACCTTTCAGAGCTACTGATTCGTCATAGTCATAAAGTTCTATGTGCATCTCATCTATGCCACCACTTGTGGGCAGATAGACAAGGGCAACTTGATTGACCTTTGCCCCTGTCTGCGCCATTCCATAGCCATAGAGTTGAATTTGTGTGAAGTATTGAGGGTTTTTGCCCTCTTTGCGTTTGCGATCCATCTGATTAGGACTTGTGGTCTTCCAATCAATGACGATGCCACGCACAGTGTCATAAAGGTCAACGGTGCCGGTCAGGTTGCCACGGATATTGACTCGCTTCTCGACTTCATAGCCTTCAATTCTTGCAAAGACATCTGCAAGATATTTATGGATTGCACTGCCAACTTGGGCGCTCCAATTAGAGGAACCGCCTTCGTTGGTCTTCTCCCAATCAAGGAGTTTGTAAGCAAGTCGCCTTGTGCAATCGTGACCAACTTCCGATGGCCCGATAACGACTTGCTTGGCTCTTGGAGTCCAAATGCCTGCCTGAGTAATTATCTCAGAGAGGCCTTGACCTAGAGCTTTAGCAGGTGAAACAGGTGACACTAAGGTCATCAATCTTCCTCTTCTTCATCGTCATAATCAGGAATGATTGGCACAATCGGCTCAATCGGATTTATGTAAGGGATGCTCATTGTTCATCCTGGCTTACAAGAGTGAATCTGCGATGAGTGCTTTGAACATTTAGGACATCAAGCACCTGTGGTGGCAAGATTTCCTTTGCTCGTTTCACATCAAATCTTGTCGATGTGACAGTTGAGAACTTGACGACTTGTTGGCCTTTGTAAAGACCGACTTCATTATCGCCAAGAGCTGCTTCAATGTGGGAGCGCGCGACATCGCCGACCTCTTCCCATTCTTTTATTTTGGCAAGGGCGTGGCGATATTGTTCAAGCCACATTGCGATATTCTCGTCAAAGTCCACCACGCCCTTTTCTATTTCAGTTGACACGACCCCGCCTTGTTTCAGTAGTAGTTTTTTTCCTTGAAGTGACTCCAAGCCTTGCAGGGAGTCAGGTGTCGCCTATGGATGTAGGCAAGTGTTGCCACAAGTTGTGGCACCGATGCCTCGGTGTGTTTCATTCCGAGGTTGCGATAGGTGGCATCGAGCAGTTGCCCAATACCTTTGGCGCTGGAATCAGGGTTTTTTGCCTCTGCATTCCAGGCTGACTCCTTACCGAGCAATTTCGCCAGGCAGGAATACTCTTTTTTTGTCAGCAATTTCTTCGCCAATTTCTTAGCATCGACTTGCTGCAAGATAGGTCTTTCTTTGTAAACAATAGATGCAGGAATTGCAGGTTGTGGTGCAAATGCCGCATTCACCAACATTGAAGTCATTGCGCTGACTCCGATGATGATGATGATTCCCCTGAAGGTTTTTCTGCGTTGAGTAATTGGGATTCTCCTTCTAATTTCGCAGCTCTCTTGAGAACCTGAGTGACATAAGCCAATTCGATTTTCATTGTTGCTGCGATTTCTTTGGGTGTTCGCCCAAAAGAATGCAAGGATCGGATTGCATCAGCGCGATTGACTCGCCCTGTTTTGCGATTCTTAAATCCTTGCCCAAAGCCTCGCTGTGCAGGCGTGGTGCCTGCCCATATTCCGTGAGGGATTTGTTCTTTGAGCGCGTAGTCCAAGCACTCCTTTCTTTCAGGACAACCGGCGCAAATAGTGCGCGCGATTGGAAGGCACTTTGCCTCTTGTTCTTTTGATTCAGGAAAAAATAAGTTTGGGTTGATGATTCCTTTGCAACTCGCTTCAGGTAAAAGTGGAAGCGTTGGATAGAATAATTGTAGAACATTCACTGCCTCTCACCTAGCCAAGATTCAAGGTCTTGAATAACAAATGCCCTCTCGATAGAGGCGTTCCTTCTTTTAACAACAACGAATGATGGTGGAGCTTCTTCTAAGCCCCGCGCCTTTGCATAGTTGTTGGCTTCTTTGCAGGCCTCATCCCAAAAGGTCGGAAGGCTGATTGCTTTTCTGTTCTTAAGTTCCAAAACATAAGTTTTGCCAGCAATGAATGCAACAATATCTCCTTCATCTTTTGACCCCGATAGTCGCAAACGCTCGGCGGTGACACCGCGAGAACGCAACCACTTGAGAACTCCGATTTCAAAAGCAGAGCCTTTGCGACCATTGGGATTTGCCATTACTTCACCAACTCTAATTTCGTAGGTTTGCCGGCGATGGCGCGGGCGAACTTCACTGCCATTATCAATTGCTCAGCCAAGGCCAGCGCCTCATCTTCTGTGATGCAGGCAAGTTTGACTGCGATGTCAGGCAGTTGCGCCCTGACCTTGTCGAGAAGCCTTGCAGCTTCTTGCGACTTCAAGGCATCAAGGCCTGAATGCTCGGCAAGGCGAGATAGGGCCAACAAAGGCACCTGAGCTACGACATCTTCGAGCAGGTCAAGGTTTGCATCCTGCTCTTCTAAGTAGAGAACAACTGATCCATCTGAGGCATTGTGGACAGAAAAAAGGTTCACTTGCCCACCGCCCTTGCAAGAGCCTTCTGACGGCTCTCCCAAGCCTGCGCCTGCCTAATGCCCTCTTCTAGTGGGTCATCGTGTAAGCTCAGAATGCCCCATAAAAGGCAGAGAATGCCGATTATAGCCCCGAACATAACAAACTCCATATAACACCCCTTCTGTTGACTTGCGCTAAGTATGAGGGGAAGGGCTGACACCCTATGCCCGACACGCCGAAACACCGAATGGCTTGTGTATGGACAAAGGTAGGCACTTAGGCTACTGTTCTCTTATCGGGGCGAAAGGTAGTAGCTCCGAGAAACGGAAAAAGTAATGAATACAGCAGACAGACAAGAAGCAACTCAGATTTATTTTTATTTTGAGAATGATGTGACAGAAAAAGATTTGAGAAGCATTGTCAAGAAAGTAGAAACTTTCCGCAAGAATTGTGAATATAACACAACTGTTGCTTTCTTTATGTCAAGAAATGAAATTCAAGTTGTCGTCACATTTATTGATGTGGATAGACATTTATTTGACCGCACTCGTTCTTCTCTTGGTCGTCTTATTGATTCACACAAGCAACCAGCGACTTATGGTTGGAGTCTTGATGTTTCTAATCTTATGAGAGAAAAGGTCAGCGCATAATGAAGAAAATCAGAAGCGTTCGTGTATCGGATCAACTATGGCGCAAGGCGCAGGCGAAGGCGCGGGCAGAGGGCAAATCATTGTCCGAAGCCATCAACGATTTCTTGAAGGAGTATGTCAAATGACAACTGCCGAAATCGCCACCGCCTTTGCAAAGCGCGGTTGGTATGTTCTGCCTTGCTATCCACAACAAAAGATTCCATTCTTTCCGATAGCAAAGCAAGGTTATAAGTCAGCCTCGAATAAACCTGCCACAGTCAAGAAGTGGTTTGAGAAGTCGCCTTTGCTAAACATTGGAATTGCTTGTGCGCCATCAAATCTTGTGGTCTTTGATATTGACTACCGCAATGGCGGAAGCACCGATGGCTTAGACCTTGACACCTTCACAGTTGAAACAGGTGATGGCTTGCATCTCTACTACAAGGCACCAATTGGCGCTTCTTTCAAAGGCAAACTGCGCGATGGCGTTGACATCAAGTTCAATGGATATGTTGTCACCGCAGGATCAATGCACGAAAACGGCAAATTCTATGAAATTGTCAAAGACATTGAGCCTGCCCCTGTGATGGGATGGTGCTAAATGAATGGTTGGGATTTGCTTATTGTTTTCTTCACTGCCTTCTATGCCTTTGCAATTGGAAGAAACATCTTCTTTTGGGCTTTCCTCTCAGCCTTTTATGGCTTTTGGATTCCACTTCTGATGGTGTTATTTATGCCAAAGCGCCAACCAAGTGCGGTCATCTTTCCGCAATGGTTTATGGATTGGGCTTCACCTAAATACATCAACCGAACAATCAAGAAGATGGAGCGCGAGTTCTAAATGCCTTTCAAGGCTCGGTCAATGCCTTCTTCCAAAGAGATGCGAGGCTCATAGAAGGAGAGCATTTTGCGAGTGTCGCCAACCCGATATGCAACCCCAACAGGTGCAGTCGGGTTGGTTTTTATTTCAGCCAAATAACCTGCCTGCATCATCACAAGTTCTGCTAATTCAATGAAAGATGTCGCTCTACCTGAGCAGAGATTAGAAACCTCAACTTTGTTTGTTATTGCCTCAAAGGTAGCTCTTACAATGTCCTCGATGTGGATGAAGTCGCGCACCTGCGTTCCTTTGCCCCAAACATTGAAAGGCGCTTCCTTTTCTCTGCCTCTCTTGATAAATGAAGGGAATGGATAGTCAAGGCTTTGATCCGTGCCATAGCCTGAAAATGGGCGAAGGATGGTGATGTTCAAGCCTTCGGCGCGAGCATAAGAGGCAAGTTTCTCGCCTGATAACTTTGCCCATCCATAGGTCAAATCAGGCGTTCTGATGTGGTCAAGGTTTATATCCCATTCTTTCAACTTCTGTTTGTATTCAGCGCGTTGCAAGAAAATCGGATAGGCAGCAGAGGATGAGAAATAAACTAAATGACCAGGGCGAGTGCGAAGCGCCCATTGGAATAAGTCGGCATCGATGGCCAAGTCAGAGGCAACTGCCAAAGGATTTCCTTCAATGGTGGCACGGCCACCGACAATGGCCGCGAGATGGATGACGACATCAAACTTGGTGTCATCTTTGGCAAAGAAGTCACGGACATCGCGCCCATTCTTTATGTCAATGCCGGTGATTTGGTTGTTCTTGGTATCAAGATGCTTCTTGAAGTTAGTGCCGACAAAGCCCTCATCGCCTGTTATCAGGATTTTCATTTCCCCCACCTGTCGCTCTCATACTTATATTTCTCAGTGTTGGCTTCTGCCAATTGAGCCTCTCGGTCAATCCTAAAGATAAAGCGGTCATTCTCATCAAGAGCTGCGCCTATATGAGAGAGGCGAGTTGGAGCATCAAAGGCAATGCCTGTTCTAATTGACTTGCCCTCAATAGGTGTGTTGTAAAACGGATCGTGAATAAGAACTGAATCCTTGACCCAAGGATAGATAACTTTTTCAAGAAATGCTTGGTCTGTGGTGTAGAAGTCGCCAGGGTTATTTTCGGCAATAAGTTCTGCCATATCTCGAAACTTGTAGGTCTTGCCGGCAAACATTCCTGCGCTTATTGGATAGTTATGACCTGATGGATGGTCTTTGATGATGTGATAATCAAGACCTGATTGCTCCCATTCTTCGTGCGCTATTCGGTCGCGGAAGGAAAGGCGGGCATCGGCATCACGGCAGATGACCACTTCAAATTGCGGGTCAGAGAAGGCAAGATAACGCCAAAGTTTTGCCGTGTGATTTTCTTGCTCACTCATCCTGACAATCTTCACGCCTTTGACAAGATTCAAGGTGCTGATGACCCATTCTTCAACGCTTTGTCCACAATAGAAAACTAAACGAAAGCCATCTTCAAATGGAAAATAACGCAAGCCAAGAATTGCGTTCTTGATAGCTCCGATGGTGTAGCGCGGATCATTGCCATAGAGAGAGAATGAAACTGCTCTCATTTCGACAAATCTCGCAAGAGAACTTGGTAGTCCTCGCTCTTGATGTAATTGTCATAGACCAAGGCATCGAATGAATACACCTCGCGGGCATTCACGGCGCGATAGCCTTCATCCCATTCGGCTTTGCCTGCTAAGGGATGGAGATGTTCAATGATTACTTGAGGCAGATAGACAAGATTTCCAAGGTCTTGTCCTAATTGCTTCCAAAAGTTATCAAGGTATAAGTGGCGAAGTTTCGGTGGCACCATCCCGCCAAGGGCGCTGACAATGGCTTTTGACAACATCACGGCAGTTGGCAAGTTCTCACCTTGCAAGAGGTCATTGCCATAAGCCACGCCAGGGGCGCTGCCTATTGCCCTACTCAATGCAATATCCCAATCAGGCGTTCTGAATCTATGGTCATCGCCAATAAAGGTGAAAAAGTCATATTCATTGACATACTTCTTGGCAGCGACATTGACAGGATAAGCCATACCCCGTGTGGTATTTTCAATTTCTAGGATGTATTCAACACCGACCGAGCTTCGATAATTGACTATCTCATCATCATCTTTGTCAACAACAAAGAGCAAATCAGAGCGACAAGAAAACTCTCTATGTGCTTGCAATACTTCAACTGCATTCTTTGGCCTGCCTCTAGTTGGCACAAGCACTAGGTTATTTTTCTGAATCATTGATTTCCCCATAAATAGCGGTGTAAGCCGCCAAGTCGATGATGCTATCTAGGTGGTCAGGTGTTTCTATCAGCCGAGCAATTTTCACAAGGCATAAACACAAAGCGACCTGTGAAGGGCTTATCTCAGTTTCAAGATAAACACTCCACAGGTCTGCGATGCGTTTGTGATTTATGTAAGGGTCGCCATAAATACTTTGACGATCCGTTGCGGTGAGGCGTTTGGCCTCATCCAAAATCTTCCCCCGATTCATTTCTCTACTTACTTCCGCGACCAAATTCTGTCGCCTTTGGGTCAATGGCTTTTAACACAGGGCCAATGACTGCTGCAATAAAGCAGGCAAGATAATCTTTTAGAGGGCGCGATGGGTCGGCAAGGTAGAGAGCTGCGACTGCGGCTGCTCCTGCTCTTGCGTAGGTGTTAGCGATTGCGATTGCTTTGTCTTTGTCGAACATTTGCACTCCTTAAACTTTGGTCTGCCAAAGCCCACGATGAACACTGGCAGAGATGGCTTGAGTTTGCCACGATTCTTTACTTTGTAGGCGCGTATCTTACGGGCAACTTGCCCGCCATTGCGTTGATCGCCCTTAGTGTCGGGGGCGGTGTTGCCCTCAATGCAGACAACAGTTCCATTGTCCTTGACTTGCTCCACGATGCCGATGTGAGAGATGCGGTCAAGTGAATCATTTGGGAAGTCGAAGAAAACCAAATCCCCTGGCATCGGCTCGGCCTCGGCGATACCTTGCCAACGCTTCGCCTCGGCGAAGGCTTTGGCCCCTGCCGGTGTGTAGGTGCAGTCAGGGATTTTAACGCCTGCCTGCTTTGCAACCCAATTGACAAATGCCCCGCACCAAGGCTGATTCGTCTTTTGATATTTGGTTTGATTATCGGCAGGGCCTTCAATGTAGCCAACTTCGCCTGCTGCCACTTCTAAGAACTTATCAAGTTGCGAACACATTATTTTTTCAATGCCTGCTTCACTAGGTCGGTTAGGAAGTCAACCTTATCCTCTAAAACTGACACTTTGTCCTTTATTGAACTGCCCCCATTTGGCTTGAGTTCGGCTAGATAGTGCTTGACGAGCCATTTGACTCCAAGGGCAACTGAGCCAATTATGCTTATCAGGGCGACAATAAAGCCTGCCCAATCGGTTATGTTCATTCTATGGCTCCATAAATAGCATCGAGGCAATGCCAGTTTCATTGTTGCTTGTTATTACATACAACTGCGACTTTGGTGCCATTCTGAAATTGATATAAGCATCTTTCGGGATACTAAAACCATTGGCAGTTGTCACACCTTGCCCACCGACATACATCGCGTGCGATCCAACATTGCGAAGGTGGACATCACGATACTCACCATAGGTTTCAATGATGAGAACTCCTGTTGATGTGACTGTGATTGCGTTTGAGGAAGCCATTTCTCTCCTTTACAAGAGATTGACGAGTGACCGAGTTCTCCCCGAAGCTAATTGTGTAGTCATTGCCCCCCTGCTTTTATTACTTAATTTTTGCCACAGGTTTCAAGAAATCTAACGCATTTGCGTATTTTTCTTTTATGTAATCAGATAGAACGCTAATGTCTTTATTGTTTGTTTCTAAAACAGGTTTAACAGCGTGCATTTGGTCAATCCCAAACACATTGATTTCGTTTGGCATTGGTTCCCATATCAAATCATCAAACCAATGTTGAAATCTTGGAATGCCAAGAAAGTCATATAATTGATTCATAGTTTGATTAGGTTGCAATAATAAATCGTCATACAGAACAAAATGAAATTTATCTTTGTGCTTTGGTTCTAATGCACTTGCAAGAGAAAAAATGTTATGTTGTAAGCCAAGTTCATCACTCATCAAAGCATCACAACGAGCATCGTTCAAAGGTCTGTAATATCCCGATGGAGTGTTTGTCAGCAATTTGTCAATAAAATTATTAGGATTTTTTTCTGCCAACCGAACAAAAGAAGCAAGTATTTCCAAAATGGGCCGCACTGGGCAAATAATTTTTACATTATCACTCAATAAGTCCAGCAACTTTATGTTGTCTATTGTTCCCCAAGTGCGGTTTTTATCTATAACATATTTTTTTGGAGTGTTAATGTAAAAATTATTTGGCATCTGCCGCAAAAGATTTATATAACCCTCTGTGTTGTAGCCTGATTGGAATGACTCTGATTTTTGCGTTTCGTGATAAATGCTCAGCATCATTCTAGGAAAATCTGTCTGCGGCCCTGAATAAACATCAGGATTTTGGTTCAAAATAGCAGACAACAAAGTGCTACCCGAACGGGGCAGACCCGCCATAAAGAAAAAAGTCTTGTTTTTATTCACAAAAATTTAATCTAAAATGTTTAGTATTGCCTCAGCCTTAGCGCATTCAACAATTTCAGTTTTCAACAAGTTAGTGACTTGATCAAATTGTTGCAAAACTGCTAACCTGTCCAGTCTATCCATCGGACATTGCCTCGCAGCAGATTGGGCTTCAATGCCTTTCAAATGAATTAAATCGGCATCCCAATTTCCATCAAGATTAGCAAGAAGTGTTTGATAAATAGCGATGTTTGCTTTATACGCATCAACTTCGGCTTGTCTTACTTGTTTAGGTGTCAATGGAGTTTCTGATGTTTCTGGCATTTTTTTTATGTCCTTTTCTAGTTAGTTTAATCTTACGCCATAACCATAACTGGCAGGCAATGTTGCTGGATTAGCATATTTTGTTCCAAAACCTGCTGACCAAGGATATGCTAAAACAAACGGACTTGATTTGGAAGCAAGTGCAAGAGCATTTCCAGTTGAACTCCACCCAACGCCATTGCAATCGTTTGGCGGCAATGTTGCAGGGTTGGCGTATTTTGTTCCAAATCCTGCTGACCAAGGATAAACCGAAATGCGAGGTGAAGAATTGTGGGCAATTGCCAAATCTGCCCCGCTTGGCGACCAAGAAGGCTCATTTCCCTGATTTGCTGGCAGAGTCGATGGATTGGCATACTTAGTTCCAAAGCCTGAACTCCAAGCATAAACACTTATGTAAGGAGTGCTTTGATGGCCAACTGCAATAGCATCATCGGCTGGGTTCCATTGCACCTTTTTTCCGTATCCGACTGGCAATGTTGCAGGGTTGGCGTATTTTGTTCCAAATCCTGCTGACCAAGCCCAAGCATTTATTCGAGGTGAAGTTGATTGCGATGCAGCAATTGCGTTGCCACTTCTAGTAAAAGCAACTCCATATCCAACAGCAGTTTGAAGGGTTGCTGGATTAGCGTATTTTGTTCCGAATCCTGCTGACCAAGGATAAACGCTAACAAATGGTGAAGTGTCGTGAGCAATCGCAACAGCATCTCCTTGATATTTCCAAGCAGTGGCGTGCCCTGTTCCAGTTGGCAATGTTGCTGGGTTAGCAAACTTAGTTCCCCAACCTGAGCCTGCTGTGTAAGGATAGACCTGTATGTAAGGGGAACCAGTAGAAGCAAAAGCAACTGCCCCTGCCGTTGAATTGAAATCAATGCCTCTTGTGTATCCACCTGGCAAAGTTGCTGGGTCTGAGTATCTAGTTCCAAAACCTGTTGTTGCTGAAAATTGATATGCGCTGATTGTCGTGCTTAAACCGCCATAAAATAAAGTGTTTGGAAGCCTAGAATAATTTTGTGAAGCCATAATTCCTAAAATACGCATCAGGCAATATCTCCTACAACATACCAAGTATCGGTTGCGACCTTGATACAAGAAGCGGCTGAATACTGCGCCCTCAACTTAGGAGTTGTGGCAGTAGCTCCTGTTGATGAGATCGTAGTAGTGCCTGAAGTGACTGCCTTGATTGTGGTTTGACCTGCACCGATTTGAATAACATTGATAACTGTGCCAACAGGGTAGGCAACATTGGCATTGGTTGGAATTTGGAAATCATTAGCACCAGCAACGGACATAGTGACCAGTTTGTAGGCATCACCGAGGACAACTGTATAAGTAGCAGTCTGAGCGTTTAGAACTACTGGAATTCCCGCAGAGTAGGCAAGTCCTGTGGTTGCTCCACTATCCGCTACAAGTGTGTAGCCGTTTGTGCCGACTGGAAGGTTGTCGAAAGTGGCATTTCCCGTTCCCACGATAAGGTCGCCCTTGGCCGTTATCTCGGTGGCCATAGCGTTTGTTATGGTCACAGTTCCGCTTGTTCCGCCACCTGAGATTCCTGTTCCTGCGGTGACACCTTCGATGTCGCCCGAAGCAGGTGTTGCGAACTGGAAGAAGATCGCTGCGCTCGCACTTGTGAAGCGAAGAACACCACCTTGATTCTGAGCAAGAGCAAGTGAACCTGAAGTTGTGACAGTTGCGGTGCCTGCGGTAATTGTGCAAACACCTGCGCCAAGATTGATGATTGTGACAATGTCACCTGCCGCAAACAAACCTGTGTTCACAGTGATTGTTGTTGCACTGCCATTGCTCATTGTGATAGCAGTGCCGGCATCGGCAGCAACTAGAACATAAGAGGCAACTTTTGCACTTGCATCGCCACCCAACATCGCAGTTTGTTGCAGCGATGTCATTTGCGCTGCGGTTAAGACCTGACCAGTTGTGAAGGTCTGTTTAGCCATTTCTTCTCCTTAGTATGAAAGAACTCCCACAGTTCCATCAAGCAGACCTTGGATTGCGGAATCCAAGATGAATGCTTGAATTATAGGTTCTGCGGTGAGGAAGCGTGTTGTCCAAGTGTTCGGTGTTATGTCGTGCTGAATACCTTGAACGAATAGCTCAAGGGTAAAGGTTGAGGATGCCTGACCTGTCTTGGTGACATTTATCAGGGTGAACAAATCTGATTCAAGGCCTGCCACAATGCGATTTGAGGCGGTCGAATCCATAAGGTTTAAGCCAATGGAATCAATGCGAAGAAGGGCATTTTCGCGGGCATTTAGAAGCATTGAAGCCTGGTCTAAGGCCTCGGCATCGGTCTGCATTAGAAGGTCAGAACGCGATCCTGAGTGAATGAAATAGGTTTCTATCGAACTTGTTGACTGCACATTTTGGGCAGTTCCCCCAAGGCGAGTGACTGTTATATCGTTGAAAATCTGAGTGTCATCGTAGGCAAAATCGATGCTCTGATAAGAGATATTGGTGCCATCATCGTTGAACAATAAAGGCGTTTCATCTGCCTTTTCTGAAACTGTTGACCTTGATAGAAATACCGCGTTGCCTTCATCATCGATAAAGAAGCCACCAAGTTCGGTCTGTTCTATATTCTGACAAGCTCCAAGCAGGGTTCGAGAAGTGCCAGGGTCAGCCTGCACAGTCGTATCACCGACATCAATGAGTCTTTGACTTACAGGGAAACTTGCCAAATCTAGCAAGTTTTCAATGCGCGCCCCCGTGGTTTGACCGGCGGAAGAACCCGCAACGGTCGAGATTTGAACATTTTGGAAAAGGCGGAAGGCATCGACACATTGAAAAGTCACAGTTGAAACTTCATCATTGCCGAGTCTGAATGTATTGTCGAAGCTGACAATATAGCCTGAATAAAGATAATAGCGGTCAGTGCCACCGCCATCGTCATAATCTGCCCAAATGCGAATCTTGCGAAGAGGCAAGAGTTTGCCATAGTAAGGCGATGAAGTATTTTGCGGGTTGTAGTCGCCATTTTCGTCTTCTAAGACGACAGTGGCGGTGCCTGCTTCAAAGCTATTAAGAACTCGGTTTCGGCCTCGGCGGATGGAAACGCGAAGGGCGATGTCACTTACATCAACGACATCTGCCGGCGCATCTGCCAAGATGCCAACGCCAAGGGGCGTGGAAGGATCATCTAAAATTAAAGGGTTTCCAAAGGCAGGGCCATTTGCGAAGTCAATGCTGACTCCAAGATGCGGAGTGCCTGGCATTACAAACCGCCAACAAACAGAAGAGGCTTACCACTTTGTTGTTCTAAAAGAAGTTTTTGACGGAAAGTATCAACTAAATCATTCTCACTTGTCACATTACCTGCGACATTGAGATTGATAACCATTCCTGCATTTTCTGCCATACGGAAAGAGCCAGGGTCAAAGGTTGAGGTTGCGCCAATGCCAGGGCCATCAAACATTCCCATTGCACGCAATCTTGCTTGCTCATCTCCAAGGGCATTGAGCGAAGTGGTGCTAAGAGAATCAGTCAAAGTGTCAATGTGTTCTTTCAAAAGGAAATTTATACCCGTTCCAACTTCTGTTCCTTTGCGCAGCTCAGTCAAGGTTTCAATTTGTTCTCTAAGAGCAACAGGAACAGCATCAGGAAAAACTCCACTAGGCCCACCACCAGGCGCACCACCAGGAGTTCCACCAGGAGTTCCACCAGGAGTTCCACCAGGTGAGGGCTTTGGAACTGCGCCAGGAGTGCCACTATTTAGAACAGCAAGATAAGCGTTAAGAGCTGTAAGAGCATTTATCCAAGACTGCTCTGCTAATGCGCCAGGGTCATCCCAAGTTGTTGAGAAAACTGTTCCTGCTTGCACTGTTTTTGCATAATCAAGAACACCTTGACGAGTCAAACCCCACTTGCCCATCAACTCTTCAATTTCCTTATCGTCAATCTTTTCGTCTTTAAGGGCGCGGGTGAAATCTACATACTTCTCGGCTTCTTCTTTTGTCAGACCCCACTTCATTAGCAGGTTGACAATAGGGCCATCGTTTAGGTCTGTGGTATTTGCAGCGTAAATTCTCGCAATGTATTCAAGAACTTGTCCTGTTGTTATGCCCCACTTTGAGGCTAGGACATTGACTTCTTCGCTTGAGATTGTGCGATCCGATAGAACTTGCAGAAGGTCTGCATAACGCTGAGCATTTTCATTGACCTTCATCTGAATTTCAGCGTTTTTGATTAAGGCTTCAACCTTGCGAAGTTCCTCAATATTTGCCTGCTTGACAAGATTTAAGCGAGCTGCCTCTAATTGAATTGCATCTTTTTCTGTGGTGGGCGTGACCTTGAATTGTTTTTTCAATGCTGCAAGAGCAGCTTCAGAAGCAATTTGCTCTTTGGTTTTCTTGTTTAAGGTTGTCGTGATTTGAACATTTCTAAGATTCTTCAAGTTGGCATTAGCAGTTGCCTTTGAAAGTCTGTCAAGGTCTTTTAAGTGACCAACAACAACAGAGGACTGTTTTTCCATCGCCTCGGTGTTATCGTTGAGGCCTTCAGTCATATTTTGCATTGCAATATAGGCTGCGCCTGCTGCGACTGTGAATGCTGCAATGCCTGCTGCTGCTGCAATTGCCGATGTTCCGCCTGTTGCGAAAGCGGTGGCGGTGCCTGCGGCGGTGCCTGCGACCGCCTGTTTTGTAAATGCTCCTGTGAGCAGAGTGATTATGCCGATGAGAGCTTTGACACCATTATAGACGGCGGTGGAAACGAAAAGTCCAAAAAGCAATGCGCCGAAGGCTTGGAAGAATGCCAAGTTGTCTGAAATTGTCTTGAACATCTTGGCAAGACCCTTGCCAGCATTAAGAGCAAACTGCGCAACATCGCGCAAAGTGTCTGCAATCTGATCCTTATTGTTTGCGATAAATTCTTCAAATACAGGCAGGACTTGAGTTTGAAAGACAGTTGCTAATTCTTCCAATACAGGAATCAAGGCATAGCCAAGAGTTTCTAAGGTTTCATCAAAAGAAATACGCAGAGCAGTCATCCTGCCTTCAAAGGTGCCTGCCTTTGTTGCTGCTGCGCCTGCGAATGTTTTGCTTAGTTCGTCAAGAGCTGCGTTTAGGTCTTTGCTCTTCTTAACATCATCAGATAAAGTCACTCCAACTTTCGTGAGAGCGCCAATGTTCCCGCCAACTGCTTTGGCAAGCGCCAAGGAAACTGATTGTAAATCTTTTCCTCTATCTGCCGAAATATCAAGAGCAAGGTTTTGCAATGATTGAGCCTGAGTGACATCTTTGGTTGCTGTGAGCAAAGTTGCAAAACTTGGCCTTAATTCGTCATCAGTGACGGCAACGGCTCTTTGTTGCGCGGAGATGTAATCTTCAACCGAGGCAATTGCCGCTTCATTTGCGTTTGTGGTGTTGCGAAGGGTATTCGCAAGCAATGCTTGTGACTTCTGATCCGCGATAGCCGCTTCAACGCCGTCTTTGCCGAGCTTGACTGCCAGCGCCCCTGCCGCGAGGGCGGCCACGCCAAATGCCTTGGCAATTTTCTTGCCGGCATCTTTGAAATTTTGTTCAAGTTTGTTGAGGTCTTTTACTGCCTGCTTTGAACCTTTGTCGTTATAGACGGTGACAATGCGTTCAATAATTGCCATTGTCTAACCTTCTCTCTGATTCAAATTTGCATCCATCCGTGCCTGTGCTTTGCTTTCAGCATCTTTAATTGCTTCAAAGATAGCACGCTGAGCATTCTTCTTGTTGTCGTCAACTGCTCTGATAAGAGCGCGACCTTTATCTTGACCCAAGCCTTTAGATGTTGGCAAAACTCCATAATACTTTTCAACTGCTTGGATAAAGTCTTGAGAGGCAGTTGGATTTGTGGATCGTGATGCGCGGGTTCTTGCGCGACTTGCTTTGCTTCCGCGACCGGCAGTTTCAAAGATAGCTCCTGCGGCATCGCGCTGAATAACGCCATACGAATTGCGAAAGCCTGTGGCACTTGATTTAGAACTTGGCGATGTTGATTTGATTCCTGCTTTAGCTTTGGCGGCATCGAAGCGCACAAAACTTCCTCGGCCTTGACCCTGTTGTAATGGGCCAATTAAGCCTGCATTTTTGTTCTCACGCGCCCATCCTGAAGGATGAATGTCAAAAGGTATATGTTCGCGGGCTTGTGTGACAACCTTGCTCAAGACACCTTTGATT